TGTCAAAGAATCCCATAAGATCCATACCAAAACATGGAAGATTACTGCCTGTTTTAGGATAGATGATGTTGTTGTATATGCTAGACTTTTCATTCCAAATCTCCACTACTCTTGACTTGATTATGAAATCATGTTCATAGACTTTCGCAGAAAGCACAGTACCCTTGGCCTCCCAATCTGCCCAAGGATGAGCAAACTGGAGATCAAAGGTATCATGTAATGCTTTCTTGTAGTTACCCCACAGATTCATCGGACTCCTTGTCGAAATCTACATCTGCATCTACTTTATCATACAATTCCATAAATGACTGTTTTGTTTCATCATCGAAACGATTAACACAGTTTTGAATCGCTTTTGCTTTATCTTTAAAGATAGAGTATGCACGAATGATATGAACAAGTCTACGAGTACTTACGATCTCTTCGATACCACCATCATAAAATGTACGACGGATGATGTCTGCCCAGTCTACAAGTTTCTTAATGAATCCATCATCATGAACACCAACACTTGCAGAGTGAAGACGCAACATCTTCTCTTCAATCTTAACATGAGGATATGATTGCTCAAAGGTCACAGGGAATCTCTCAAGGAATGCTTCGTTCAATACATTAGTACCGATGAATCTACCATCCTCAGATCCTTTACCTTTAGTATTTGCAGTCGCAATTATATTGAATCCTGCAGCAGGTTTTACCCACTTTCCTATCTTCTTCAAGAAGACACCTTTGCCTTCAAGAATAGATTGTAAACATAGGATCTTGTTAGATGCTAGATCGATCTCATCTAAAAGGAGTACAGCTCCCCTCTCCAAAGATTCGATAACTGGCCCATTGTGCCAAACAGTGTTGCCATCAACAAGACGAAACCCACCAATAAGATCGTCTTCATCTGTTTCTATCGTGATATTCACGCGAATTAACTCTCTATTTAGTTGGGCACATGCCTGTTCAACAGAGAATGTTTTACCGTTACCTGACAATCCAGTGATGAATGTAGGATAGAATAACTTGGACTGAATAATCTTTTTGACATCAGCAAATGGGCCAAACTTTACAAATGTCTCATCCTTCATAGGGACTAAGTTTTGTGCAAGTGGTGCTACAACTGCAGGTGCTGCTGCAGGTGCTACAAATGCTGCTTCAATCTCTTCTACTACTTGTTGTGTAACTTCAAGATTCCACTTACCTTTTGTTACTTTAAATTCTTTCAGTTTCTTAGTAACTGTCTGATATGTAATATCATTCATTGCACACCATGCACGAACTTCTGGTGTGGTAAACTCTGAACCATATTGAGATCTTAGACCATCAATAATTTCTTCACGAGTCATTTTGATTTCAAAAGGGACGAATGTTTTTTTTGTCATGATAAAGGGGTTTCTTTGTTATGTACTTATTATAGTCGATAACAACACCCTTACAACAAAAAGTGGACAGTTTGTTGACTGTCCACTATTTATTAAGCAACCATCTCAATAAACTTACTCAGAATCTTTTTATTCATCTTCTTATTCTTAAGACTTTTCTTAAATGCACTTCTGATCTGAGACTTAGTTGCATCTTCTTGAACCTCGAACTCAGACTCATTTCCAAGTGCCGATGCAGATATTCCAAGATATACTCTGTAACCCACATCTTCCATGATAAGAGTCCTAGTTCTTTTCCATGATTCTAGAAGTTTCTCAACTTTAGGATCGTTGTAATCATCACTATTCTGTTGAATAAAGTACTTAGCATCTCTACCTTCCATAACTCGAATACCAACAAAATTTACATTTGGCAATTCATCTGAAATGTTACGAAGTAACATCTTAGTGTAATCATGATACTGATATCCACAGTTATATGTCTTACCAGTTTTACGATTACGAAGAACACATCCGTCATTGAAACTACCTTTACCAAAGTAAGATTCACCCATAAGAGATCTATGAATTGTTCTATGATATTCAAGTTGATATCCTTCACCGTCAGTTAGAATTACACAGTTTACTTTCTCGACTTTATTGTTTGCCTTGAACTGAGGAATAAGTTTATGTAAAGCCACGATTGTTTCATTCAATGGTGTTCCAGATAATGACATTCCGTAAGGTGTCACATCTCTACCATGATAGTTTCTCATTGAATTTACAATACGAAATACATTGTATAGTTGATCATTGAGTTCTCTTGCACGAACTTTACTTGAGAAAAGATTCATCAAAGAAAACTTACTATCAATATGTACCATATTATCTTTTGCATCATATAACTCAGGAAAATTATTGAACTCGTCAGTATTTGGAAAACATGTAGTGAAGGCATAAACTTCAAATGGGATTTGAACTTTCTTACAGAACCAAATTAGATTGTATAACTGCTTGATAGTGTCCATCATTACATTTGCCATTGAACCAGACCAATCAAGTATGAATACGAGGCCATGATTCTTACCTTCTGGAATCACAGATACCTTTTTGAATAAGTCTTCGTTGTACTTATAAGTATGTAACTTAGTTGTATCAAGAATACCAGTACGACTTACGGTAGCACGAGCATATGCAGATGCAGACTTCTTACACTCAAACTCTTTGACAAGATAGTTGACTTCCTTTTGTGCAGACTTCTTGAACTTATTATAATCCTCTTCTGTGTCCTTTAAAAATTTGTCAAGAGAACTATCATATAAAGATCCTCTAAACATAGGGTCATATGAATTAAATCTATCAGATTCTTTTTTTAGTTGTTCAGCAACATCAATCATCTTTTCTGCACAAAGTTCATGTATCTTTTTGTTTGAGATAATAACTTTGTCAATATCAAGATCAGGCAACTCAAGATATACATTCTCTCTGCTACCTTCGTTTGTAAGATTCTTAAGTGACTCTTCAAGACTCTCAACTGTCTCTGCAGATACTTCTTCAACACCAGTATGTCCACCTACATGATTATCAACTTTGATCTCAGTCTCTTCCTGTATTTCACCATCGTCATCTGCATCCTCATCAGATTCATCTGATTGATTCATTGGTATTTCCATACCTTCACCATCTTCATCACCATCACCATTCATTTCAATATCAAAATCCATATCAAGATCTTCTACCTTCTCCTGATCCTTTCTCTTCTCTTCTGAAAGACAGTAATCATATAATGCTTTAGCAGCCTTAAGTGCATCTTCAAATGTTTCACATAAATCAATCTTGTTTACAAAGAACATCTCATCAGAACTAAATGGAATATCATAGTAAGTACCAATCTTATAGTGTAGATTCACACGGTCAGCAAGCATCATCTCAGATATGTTTTTCTTCTTGACTTGAAAGAAATCATCATTGTGCAACTCAGTGTATCCTTTATAGAATGTCTTTGAGATACCATCATATCTTCTCTTCATCAACTTCTCAATACGAGCATCTTCAACTATGTTTACAAAACTTGGATGTACATCATATTCTTTCCACCACTCTTCATCGGGTGTATATAATGCATGACCAACCTCATGACTTACAAGCATATCAATCACATTCTCAGATGCCTTATCCCAAAGTGGTAGAGTCAATACTCTTGTCTGTACATTGAATTGTGCAGTCTCTACTTTCTTATGCTCAACAACCAAGTCTTCTGTAGCAAGTAGTCTAGCAAGTTGTGATTTGATTTCGTGTCTGATGGTCATGGGGTTTCTTATCTGATATACCTATAATAACAACAAAACCGCCCCCTGAGACGGTTAAGTGGACACTTTGTCAACTGTCTATATGTTAATCCCTTTGCCTCCAATCGTCTGATCGTTTATCATTTCGGAACCAATCTGCTATATCATCAGCTCCACCGAAACCCTTTTTATGTTTCCTTGGATCCGAGTCTCCTATATCCAAGTACTTAAGAAAAGTTGAGTCATCATCCGTTTTTAATCTTCTTGCCGAACTTAACATTCCTCTTGCTGATGTGTTTGCCTTTGATAATTTCTCTGCCCATATCATATCTTCCAAGTTTACTTCTTGTCCTGCTGCGATTGCTTTGCAGATTCCTTCTAGTCTTAAACGGTATTGAGTGGATAGCATAGATCAGTTTATATGTCCAAAATATTTATTGTTGGTCTCCAACCAAGTTCTTTTAATTTCGTGATATCCGCACATGTAGTGTCTCTTTCACCCGGAGTTTCCTCTTTTATGGGTAAATATCCCATACCCATCTTAGTTGCAAGATCAATAACTGCTACAGGATTAGCAGTTCCTACATCTAGTACTCCAGTATAATCATTTTCTGCAAGAAGTGCAATTGCAGATACAATATCCTTGACATGTATCCAATCTCTCTTATGTCTTGTGAGATATGTAGCAGTCTTGTCCTCTAGCATCCGATATAACATATCTGGACGACTTACCTTTTCTGCATACACATTAAAGAATCTCATGCCTACACTATTTGGTGGTGCTTGGATTTCATTTACTTTCTTTGTAATACCATATGCATTGATCCACCATTCATATACAGATGCAGAACTTGCATATAAACATCTTACATTATTCTTCCTACAATACTCAAATATAGGAATTGATTTGGTAACATTGTTTTCCCAAAATGCGTCAGGATTTTCAATGGCCTCACGAATTGCAGCATTCGCTGCAAGGTGTACCACCAAATCATATTTCTTATCTGTTTTAAAATCACCAAGATCATGTGGAATATCATAACCATCAACCTGATGTCCTTGTTGTATAAAATATTCATACACATGACTTCCAATAAAACCAAGATGTCCAGTAACTAAGATCTTCATGTAATCCTCCGACTAAATCCACGAACTTTATCAAACTTCATAAGATTATCAAACTTATCATGTAAGTCTGACTTATGAGATATAACAAATATATTAGCATCTTTAATGATGAATCGAATAATCTTCATAAATTCATCAACACCAAATCCATCAAGAGAACTATCAAATACCTCATCCATAATTAATAGATTAGTATTTACAGAGTTCTTAACTCTTGCTACCTCTCTCCATGTAAATAAAAGTGCTAAGTCAATTCTCATCTTCTCACCTTCACTAAATGAAGCATAAGAAAAATCTTCATGTATTGGTGACTCTACCGTTTCATTAAACTCTTCGTCCAACTTAAAGTTGATATAGAAATCCATCATCTGCAGATAACGATTAACCTGCTGATTGATAAGCGGTAGATATTTTCGTATTATCTTAGTCTTGACTCCATCATCTTTAAGTAAGGAATACGCAAAGTCGTGATGAACTATATCCTGATTTCTTTCAGAAAGTTTTTCATCAGTTGTCTTGAGACTAGTCTTAAACTCTTCTAACTTCTCATGCTCAGTATTTCTGTTTTTAAACTGCTCGGTAATCG